GGAGATGCCGCAGCCGGCGGGCACGTCGCCGGCGCCGGCGACGCTGGGCGGCGATGACGATCTGACCCGCATCTGGATCACGGAGCCGGGCAGTGATGTGCGGATTGTCCCCTCGGGCACCCCCGTCTCGCCCGACTATCGCGAATGGGCGGAGGCTCTCGCTGCATCCTACCATCACGATGGTACGGCCCGGATCGTGGGCGAGCTCTCGCGCCCGGTGATGGAGGCGCTCGCGCAGCAGGGCGCTGAACCCATGACATCGGCCATCGGCATCACCGCGCGCCGCGTGACGCACCTGGTCCGCGATGCAAAGGTGCTCGCGGGGAAGGCGCTGCCGCTGGAGGACGTGATGCGGCTGCCCGAGATCCTGCGTGAGCCCCGGGCCGTGCTCCGGCAGCTCGCGCCTAAGACGCAGCGGTCGCGGAAGGGCCTGCAGGAGACAGAAGATGGTCGGCCATCCGACAAATTGCTGCTGGTCTACGACGCGCCTGGCCTGGCGGGCCGGGTCGGTAAGATCATCGTGCAGCTGAACGTCGATGCGAGCGTACGTCACCGCACCGGCAACATGCGGCTGATCTTCAATTCGGTGACCAGCAGCGGCTTGGTGGATGCGCATCAACTACGCGCAACCGAAGCATATAAGCTGCTGTGGGGGGAGGTGTAGCCGGTGGGTTGCGCTAGTCCCTCAGTGCCTCAGCGGCCAAAGGCCGAAGGGCAAAGCCAGTGCAGCGGCTCGTGGCCCGGCTACGTCGAGCATATAGGCCCTCGGGCGCGCGATATCCAGGCGAAAGATCGGAGCGCATCATGCTGACTATCCCGGCCAGCCTCGACGGCCGCGAGGTCACCGCCGCCTTCCGCGAATGGCAGCGCCTCGGCCGCGACGGCACGCCCCTGATGCGCGCGATCGGCGTCGGCCTGGTCAGCGTGGTGCAGGACCATTTCGATGAGGAGAAAGACCCGTTCGGCAATGCCTGGGTGCCGCTGAACCCTCTGTATGCCACCGACAAGAAGGGACCAGGCATCCTCCGCGAGAGCGGGATGCGCGGCGGCCTGCAGGGTTCCATCACTTTCGATGCCAATCGGGACGAGGTGTCCGTCGGCAGCAACAAGATCCACGCCGGGGTCCACCAGTTCGGCGCGACCATCCATGCGGTGAACGCGCCCGCCCTCGTCTTCACCATGGGCGGAGAGCTGTTCCAGGTGCAGTCTGTCAGCATTCCCGCGCGCCCGTATCTCGGCATCGGTCCGGCCGAGGAAGACGTGATCCTGGACGTCACCGAGGTGATGTGGCTGCGGGGTCGGCGCGCCCCCCTCTAGACCCCGCGCAAAGAAGGCAAAGAAGCCGCAAAGAACCCCATAGGCGCTCCGGCAGGTATCCTCGGGGCGGTGGGGTGACAAAACCCGCCAGCGGCCGTTAAATCGGCTTTGCGGAATTGCCCCACCGCCCACGCCCGTGGGCGTGCCGATACCCCCCTTCGGACACGCATACACCGCGTGTCATGCACCGTCTCATCACCGCACATCACACGCTGTTCGCAGCGCCGCCCGGCGCTGGCGATGACGTGCCCGACTGGGTCCACCTGGTTCCGGCCGGTGAGTTCCGCGGCGTGGATGGGCGCGGCCCCTACCGCCTGGAGAACGCCGATGAAGTGATCGCTGCCAGCGGTGCCGACGGCATGCGCCTCCCGATCGACGAAAACCACTCCATCGATCTCGCCATGAAGCAGGGCGGCAGTTCGCCGGCGCGCGGCTGGATCGTGGAGATGCAGGCGCGCGCTGACGGGATCTGGGGCCGGGTCGAATGGACCCCGGCCGGCCAGGCCATGATGGCCGCCAAGGAGTACCGGGGCATCAGCCCCGTCTTCGCCCACGCGAAGGAAGGGGGGCGGGTGCTGCAGGTGCTGCGCGCCGCGCTGACCAACGCGCCCAACCTCGCCCAGCTCACCACCCTCCACCACCAGCAGAAAGGGCCCACCGTGGACCTGACCAAGCTGCGGAAGAAGCTCGGCCTGGCCGAAGACGCGGGGGAGGAAGCCATCCTCGCCGCCGTCGACGCCACCCAGGTCGCCGCCTCCGCCCACGCGCAGCAGCTGCAGCGCATCGCCGAAACGGCGAAGATCTCCAATCCGGCCCAGGCCACCGCGGACACCATCGTCACCGCGCTGCAGACCAGCGGCGCCGGCGATGCTGGGCAGCTCCGGGAAACGGTGGTCAGCCTGCAGTCGCAGCTGGCGGCGCTGACCCAGGCCGGCCGCAAGGCGGAGGCCGAGCGGGTCGTGGATGCCGCAATCAAGGAGCTCAAGCCGATCGCAGCCATGCGCGACCACTACATCGCGCGGCACATGGCCGACCCCGAGGCGGTCAACAAGGAGCTGGCCGCCATGCCGAGCATCAACGGCGGGGGCATCGTCAACCCGCCCAAGGCGGACGGCGCGCCCGTGCTGGGCCACGAAACGGCCGGCGTCCTGTCCCTGATGGGTGTGGACCCGACCGCCTTCGCGGCTGAGGCCAAGCGCCTCGGCGTGGAGGTCAACTGATGGCCGCGCTTTCCGCCGACCGCAACACGCCCCGCCGGCTGAACGCGGAATACGAGTTCACCCCGGCCACGGGCGCGGTGATCTACCGCGGTGCCCTGGTGTGCCTCAACGCCTCCAACCAGCTCGTGCCCGGCAGCACGGCCACCGGCCTTCGCGCGGTGGGCATGGCCGAGAACAGCACCAAGGACACCGGCTACGGCGGCACCATCAAGGTCCGCCGCGGCACCCATCGCTGGGGCAACAGCGCCTCGGGCGATCTCATCACGCTGAGCGACATCGGCAGCCAGTGCTTCATCGTGGACGACCAGACGGTCGCCAAGACGAGCGCCACGAGCACCCGATCCGTCGCCGGCATCGTCCGTGACGTGGACGCCTCCGGCGTCTGGGTCGAGATCTGAGGAGAGCCGCAGATGATCATCAACGCCAATGTCATGCGGTCGCTCTATGTGGGCTACAGCGCGACGTTCCAGGGTGCGCTGAGCGCCGTCGAGCCCACCTACAAGCGCGTCGCCATGGACGTGCCCAGCACCACGAAGGTGGAGGAGTACGGCTGGCTCGGCAAATGGCCGAAGATCCGCGAGTGGATCGGCGAGCGCGTCATCAACAACATGGCGGTCAACGCCTTCCAGGTGCGCAACCGGAAGTTCGAGAGCACCGTCGAGGTCGATATCGACGATATCGAGGACGACAACATCGGCATGTACACGCCGATGTTCTCCGAGCTCGGCGCGGCCACGGCCGCCTTCCCGGATGAGCTGACCTGGCCGCTGCTGAAGGCGGGCTTCACCGGCCTCTGCTATGATGGGCGCCCGTTCTTCGATGCCAGCCATCCCGTGCTGATGGCCGATGGCGTCACGCTGGGCACCGTGTCCAACACGGGCGGTGGCTCCGGCACGCCCTGGTTCTTGCTGGACACCACCCGCGCCGTGAAGCCGCTGATCTACCAGAAGCGGCGCGACTTCCAGCTGCGCCGCATGGATGCCGCCACCGATGAGGTGGTGTTCCGGACCGGCAAGGCGCAGTACGGCGTCGATGGCCGGTGCAACGCTGCCTTCGGCCTGTGGCAGCTGGCCTATGGCAGCAAGCAGACGCTGGACTCCACGGCCTACGGCAGCGCGCGCGCTGCCATGACCGGCATGCTGGGCGACTATGAGCGCCCGCTGGGCATCAAGCCCACCCTGCTGGTGGTGCCTCCGGCCCTGGAAGCGGCGGCGCGCCAGATCCTGACGGCCGAGCAGATCAGCGGGAGCACGAACCTCTGGCGCGGCACGGCCGAGCTGCTGGTGGTGCCGTGGCTGGCCTGACCTTCCCCCACCCGCTGCGCATCACCGCCGACCCCGCCTGGGGCTGGGCCGGCGGTGTGCGCCACCCACCCGAGGCGGACTACCCGGCCGACATGTTCACGGCGCCGCAGCTCCGCGAGATGGCGGGCGATGCCGCGCTCACGCTCAGCGTGCTGGGCGACGATGGTCAGGTGCTGGGCATGGTGCCCAACCCGAACGATATCCCTGGCGAGGAACAGGCGGAGGGTGAAACCTCCGGCGCGCCGGTCGCGCCTGCCTCGACGCAGCCGGCGGAGGGCAAAGCGATGGCCACCGCCCTGGAAGGCGAGGGCGAACAGCCCGGCCAGGATAAGGGCCAGCCCGCCACCGATGCCGCGCCCGCGCGCGCCGCCGCGAAGAAGAAGACCGGCTGATGGCCTACGCCACCGTCTCCGACATGGTCGCGCGCTGGGGGCGCGACGAGATGATCCGGCTCAGCGCCTCCGACGAGGCGCTGACCGAGGAGCCGGTGGCGACTGCCATCGAGCTGGCGCTGACCGACGCCACCGGGCTGATCAACAGCTATCTGCGGCGCCGCTACACGGTGCCGCTCTCCCCCGTGCCGCAGGAGGTGCTGCGCGCCTGCTGCATCCTGGCCCGCTGCGACCTGGCGCAGGGCGGCGGCAAGACGCCGTCCGAGGAAATGCGCAAGCAGTGCGAGGGCACGCTGCGCTGGCTGCGTGAGCTGGCGGACGGCACGGGCGGCCTGGATGTGGCCCCCGCCGATACCGGCTCCGGCGCGCGGGTCCAGGATCGGCCGCCACTGTGTCGG